GGTATCCTAAAATCCGTTGTAACTTTAAAGCACGGATTATTTCTAAAGCATCCGATTCATTTACCATTTGTATTGTTAGCGTGCCTAAAATGCCGTCCATATTGAACGAAACATTCGTATTAATTTCATGCAGTGCTTTTTGTAAGCACTTAATAGAGGGTGTATACCCCATATTTATAATCATGTCAAATACATTCGCCGCTAATTTCTGATTGTCTATTTCAGATAATCGAAATTTATCCCAAAAATCTCGACGATAAATTTCGGATGCTTGCTCGGAAGTAAGAGACGGGATATCTAAATCCGGGTATTGTTTCTTAGAAATCCCGTATTTTGTTTCACCGCCTAAGTCTGTACTGCTATTCGAATATCCGCCTTCTCGCATTAATAACCCGGCTATTTCTAATTTAAAATATGCCATTCTATTGATACCGAATAATTTTCAATACGACTGCTGACGATTGCACGATCGAATGTGGATCACCATCACCTTGAGAGACGATATTCACTGGGCCTGGCGTAGCGCCTCCGACTTGTACCGGATTCGCCCCGCTTCCACTTTGAACCGCTACAACCGCGGACGGGACATTTGACCCCGGGTGGTCATGTGCTGGCATTTCCCCAATAGTGAGAGTATGAGTTTCGGCACCCCCAACACTGCCTACGGTATTACCTAAAACCCCAGTAGCTGAACCGCCGGAACCCACTGATACCCGGCGTTGGAAATTAGGCAAATTGAAAGTTGTTGATCCATCACCCGGCCCCCACGTAACTCCGATTGCCGCAAATAAAGCGGCGTATGTAGTCCTATTCACTGCTGCGCCGTTACACCCTAAAAAATCGGCTGGCACGGCAGTACCCGCGAAATCTAACATGACCCCGATCGGGCAATTATCCGAAACTAAATTCACTACTTTCCAATTCGTGGTATTCGTCGGTAATTGATCATTCGCATCGACTTTTGAAATATAAACTTTGAAGCCGCCACCATCATCATAGCGCACCATTGAGTACTTATCGTATCCATACGGCGTTCCGCCATGATCGGCTGTAGTAATAAATTCAGGCACGCCGTGCTGCTGGTATTGCTGAATATTTTCGGTAATATCGAAATACAATTGATTTGATTGTGGGCGCGGAACAGGTTTTGCCGAAGCATCTGTAAGTATGTCTTTTTGGTAATCTGGGCCAAAACCTTCTTCATAACTCACGCTCCCGCTGACTTGTGTACCATTTGGAACGGCAGTTTTATCGCCTGAAATTGCAAAGGGGTTTAAAAAATATTTAACCATAGCATTTGTCCTTAGTTATTAATCCATTCAGGTTCAAAACTACCATTTTCAAAATTTTGGTAGTTGTTAATATAATCTGGAAACACGGTAACTTCGTTAAAGCCCCAAACTGGGATCGTGCCCAGCACGAAACGAATTTTAACACCCGCCGGTCTCGGTAGAATATCGTAATACTTGAATACCGAAAGAAGATTTTGCGGCACTGTAAAATTAAACACGTAAACGATCGTCATATCAAGACCGTCTAATACCCACGCTGTGCCTAAATCCGCGAATAGGGTTTTTAAAAAAGCGTTGATTTCTGGTATTGCCCCTCGCGATACGAGTTGAAAATAACGAAGTTTTAAAACGAGCCGTTGTTGTTCCTCCGTGAGCACGATAATAGAATTCGTACTTGTAAAATTTCCGTTCTCAAAATTCACGTTATCATTTTCGTAAGTCGGAAAAGTAATAACTTCGTTAAAACCCCAAATGGGTTTACCCGGCTCATCCGGATTAAGCTCGATAAATAATGGAATATCCAGAATAATCGACCAAACGGCTAAGCCAAAAGTATCGGCCGTTTGTAAGTTAAAAACATTCGTATACCAATCCTGCCAAAATTCCTGTTGGTTAATCGCATACCATTCATTTTTTTGATTAAGCAAAGATTGCAAACGAGCGGCATTATTATATTGCCAAAGCATCGCCTGCATAACATCAATTGAGTAATCAAATTCTTGAATCTTCGTCACACGAATACCACCGTAATTGAGGATAATTCCACGGTTGCCTTCTGTTGAATAGTGATTGCAATTTCATTAGTCGAGTATGCAGGTACTGCAATATTATCCGTGGTTTCCACTTTTTTAACGTAGATACCTGGAAGTGCAAAAGTCACCGCACCCGCTAATTCAAAGCATGATACTGAAGCGCCCACAATGAAACCACGCTCACCATTAAGAACCCCGTTTGCATAATCTAAAATCGCTTGTTTAATCGTAATTTCTGGATTCGAGATAGTTTCATTTGTTTTTACGGTAACTCGCACAAGAATTGGTACGGCTGTGGGACGGTCAAAAGTTACGTCATAAGTTTGACCGCTGGCTGGCTCAACTACTGGAACGGTAGTGCTGCCGTTATAATCACAACCGCCGCTTTTTTTACTTAAAATTGCCGTAGCTACTTCTGTATCATCCCCGCCGTCTACGCATAGATAGATTGAATGTGCAGACAGCACAACGCCGTCAATTGTGACTGGGGCACTCGTAACGTTTTCTCTAAAAGCTAAACTCCTTACGTCTTCGACTAAATAAACCGCCGAGATTATCGCAAGAGGTAATGATGACCCCTGACTTGCTAATGTAACTTTACGGAGAGATCGTGCCGAAGCATCCGATTGTTTCGTAGTTCCGGGAATACCAATAGCCGCATTCGTGATTGTTTCCCATCCCAAAATAGAACTTACGATTTGAGTTAGCGTATTAATCGCTACATCAATCGGGCCAGGATTTATCGCACGGAAAGTTACTGAAATTGGAGAGCCGGTTAATGTAACCTCGCTTTGCGACTCGAATAATTCGGAATGAACAGAATCTCGCGCCAGGGAACCTTCCTGAACAACCGTACCATTGACGCCGTTGATTTGAGCTACTACCGTGGTACGTACCTCTGGATTTCGTTTAGCCCCTGTTAGAGCTAAAAGAGCATCAAGGAAAATACCTCCCGCTAAATCGGGGTTCATTTGATTTGCTAAAGCCGCATTATTTCTAACAACCTCATCCCTGGCGATAGTTTCAGCGGCGATTAAAATACCTTGCGGGGTATCCGGCGTAACAACTAAATCCTGGCCGAATGCGGTTTTATATTCGTTCTGAACATCCGTTAAAATAGTTTCAGTATCCGGAACTATAACCCCAGTCGTGTTAATGTATTTATAGTCCGCCATCGATTGTCCCTTCGCCATAAATCGTTTTAATTACCGCAGTATACGTCAGATTTCCCTCGATAATCACCACGTTAAATAATCTTATTTCTACTACGCCGGATACTTGCAAAATCGCTTGTCTCGCAGCGGCTTCAAATTGTGGGATATTCGGAATGCCATTCCAAACTGTTTCAAAAAATGGGATACCTTGGTCGGTATTAAAAATCATTTCGCCAAGTCGAGTTTTTACAGCGTGCGCGCAATTTTGCAGTACGGCTTCAATCGCTACCGCAATCGCTAAATTGCCATCTCTTCCGATAAAAAGATCGTTACTATCATCGACCGAAAATGTTTTAGTCATGCTTAATCCCTATGGCGGTACATGTGCCGTAATATCCCCGGTCGCTGTGATATCTCCGTGCACTGCTATATCGCCGAGCAAAGCCATATCCCCGGTAACCGTAAAACCTCCACCGCCGGATACTGATAAACCGCCGGTAGCATTAATAGGGCCCTCGACTTCTAAGCCTAGAGGCGCTGTGATCTTAACCCGGTTCGGCCACAACGCTATTCTAACCGTTCCGTCGAGGGTTTGTAATACCGCGTGCGCGGAATCTTCCGTATTAATCGAATAGTCCCGCATGATATTCGGGAAAAATACGCTATCAGAAAAATCATTTTTTCTTAAAGTGTTCGGGGGTGATTCGGAGAAAGATTGCAAAAATAGCGATATGTCTCGGTCATTCGCCAAAATCCAACCTAAATCACCTGGTAGTAAATTGAAATTGAGAACTGCATTACCGCCGCCAATTTGAAAAACTGGAATGTTCGTAACCGGAGTGCGGGATACTTGCTCATCATTCGTGGACAAGATAGCAATCATCGGTTGTACAGTGGCGATGTTAGTCGCACGATCAAAAGATACTACACGCGCGGGCAACATCCCGTTTGTATCCTGAAGCATTTTATTTAAAATAAAACGGAAAGTTCCGGTCAAAGTCCCTTGGTCTGCTGGGTTAATCGATGGCGGGCTATTGCGGTTCATAAAATCCTTAATCCTTCGGCGACCCAATAAAATGGGATATCGCGATTACAAATTTCAAAACCTAATTTATAAATCACATAAGTGCCATTTGATGCTGGATAAATCCTACTGACAACCTGCATGGCACCCCCGAGCGCGGTTATATTATCTAACAGAAATTTAACTTTAATACCGCGTTCTGTTAGCTCTGGAATCCCGATCATCCCGGTTTCTAAATTAACAATTTTTGTTCTCGTGCCAGGTGCGGGAAGGCCGATAGTTTGCAAAATCAATGAAGCATTATCTACAAAAGCATTTATCCCAGCAACACTGTTTAATTTTTCGATTTGTTTAAGCGCGCCGCCCGTGTACCCGTAATTTGAGACATTCTTATTTTGCGTTTGGAATAAGGGGGTGAGATTTATTTGTTGTGCAATTGCCCGTGCAATCGTATGCACGTCCACGGTACCGGGGAAACCTAATGAAATCATTTTGCCGCCGTAAAAATATCCGGTTAGGCATTTTAAAGTTACGCCGATATCAGGTGGTTGCGAGGGCTTAGAAGTAACAATATTCCCGCTGTAAATCACGGAGGTTCCGTATGATTGCCGACCTGCTTCGAGAATTACCGATTTCGGGGTACGATTAAAATTATACGGCGAGGTCTCAGTTAAAATATAATCTTGTGTGCTTCGGTCTAAGTTAAAAATCGTGATCTCTGCTTCGTTTTGGTTAGCATTGGCGTATGTCATGCCGGACGCAACAACCG